TTAAAACATTAGAAAATGAATTATTTGATTTTGTAAAAACTGGTAAACTTAGGTTTGCTGATTTAACTCAGTCGATCTTAGATGATCTTTTAAGGATTGCAATTAGGCAATCTATCGTAGCTCCTTTAGCTGGTAGTATTGGTGGAATGTTTTCTGGTGGAGCACAGGCAAGTGGTGGTACAGCAACAACTGCTACTGGTTCTGGTTATTCAAATTATTCTGCAAATGGAAATGTGTTTACTGGTGGTAATGTAATCCCTTTTGCAAAAGGTGGAATAGTCGGATCGCCTACGAACTTTGCAATGAGTGGTGGTCGTACAGGATTAATGGGAGAAGCTGGCCCTGAAGGAATTGTCCCTTTATCCAGGGGCAAAAATGGGAAGCTTGGAATAAACGCATCAGGACTTGGTTCTAATGTTGTTGTTAATGTTGTGAATAATTCAGACGCAAGTGCAACAACTCAAGAAAGCGAAGGCCCTGATGGTGAGAAAATAATTGATGTTATAATTGGTTCCAAGATGAAAGAAAAATTTGCTGATGGAACTATGGATAGAACAATGAAAAGCACTTATGGTTTAAGTAGAAAAGCGAGATAAAGATGGCAGTATCATTTCCAACAACATTTCAACAAAGATTAAATGAATCTGGTTTCACTTTTACGATAGGCGAAACATCTGTCAGATCAAAAATGAGTATTGGTGCAGAAAAGGTTAGGAACAGATTTACAAAATCAGTTGATCCTATGTCATGCTCAATCAAAATAGACTACAGTGAGTATCAAGAGTTATATGATTTTTACAGAACAACTCTAGGTGGTGGAACATTGACGTTCACATATCCTGATCCTTTCACTCAAGTAGTAACTGAATATCGATTCAAGTCTGCTCCTGTATTTACACCGATGGGTGGTGAGGCATTTAATGTGTCGATGTCATGGGAGAAAATACCGTGAGGTCTGTATCTGATCAATTAAAATCTCAATTCAATAAACAAGAAAGTGAAGATCCGTTTTTACTACTTGTGACTTTATCTCATGCAAATTTTGGTGATGTTAGATTCGTAAACAATACTGAAGATATTACGAGTCGTGGTAACGTATATACAGCATTTCCTATTAAAATCACGTTACCACAAGATGATGATGAGATTGTGCCAACTATTAAGTTATCGATGGATAACGTATCTCTTGAACTTATAGATGAAATACGTTCTGTAACTGATCCAATCGATGTTAAGGTTGAGGCAATTCTTGCAAGTGCTCCTGATGTAATTGAGATTGATTACAGTAACCTAAAGATTCGATCTATTGATTATGATCTTCAAACGATTAATGCCATTTTATTTTTTGATGATATTCTAAATACGGCAATACCAAGTGAGAAGTATGATCCTCAAACAAACCCAGGCATCTTTTAGAGAATACTTGTCTTTAACTTATTCAAGCTATGATTGTTATGATCTGGTTAAGCTTTTTTACAGGAGAGAGTTAGAGATTGACTTGATTAGTGATGACTACCTTTCACCTAATAAAACTAGCTTACATGGTGTTATAAGAAATAAAGATGAATATAAAAACTTGGTTCAAGTGCAGAAAAGGAATTTTAAAAGAGTTGGAGCACCGCAGTATGGAGACATTATACTCTTTAGTTTTTGCGGTATCGCCTCGCATGTGGGAATATATTTAGAGGATAATTTATTTTTACATACTCAAGAGAAAACAGGTGCATGTATTGAAAAATTATCTAATCAAAAATGGCAAAAGAGATTATTAGGTATATATAGATATGATCAAGATAAAGCTCAATCCGTTAGATAATAAATTTAAAGAATTTGAATATATTAAAGGCGAAAATCTTAACGAATTGCTTGATAGAGTAATTGCAGAATTAAAATTAGAAAATTCCACAACAAGGGATTTCTTTCACATATACATTAATGGTGAAGAGATTGAGAAAGATTTCTTTGCTCACGTTAGGCCTAAAGAATCTACTGAAATAGTAATATCAATTGTTCCTGAAGGTAGCTCGTTTGGAGAAACTTTTAAAACAGTTGCATTAATAGTTGTAGTCGCTGCACTTACTGCCTATGTTCCTGCACTGGGGGCTGGTACTTTCTATAGTTCGTTAATGATTGCTGGTGGAACGATTGGTGCAACGATGGCACTAAATGCTTTGATACCACCATCTGAAAATGCAATTAGCGGCCCTAACATTACTAATGATCCTTCAAAGGAATCTCAAGCTTATTCGATAACATCACAATCTAATTCGCTATCAAAGTATGGTGTTGTGCCTAGAGTGTATGGAACACATAGAATATTTCCAAAGGTCGCTGCTAATCCTTATATTCAATTAGCAGGAAATAAAAATGATCAATACCTTTATGCAATTTATGATTTTGGTTACGGCCCATTAGATATAAAAGAATTAAAAATTGGTGAAACAAACATTGGTGATTTCAATGATGTTACATATCGACTCGTAGATCCTAACAAGCCAGCTATTGAAGAGGGATATTGGGATGAGGCATTAGCTGACACGTTTGAACTATATAAAGGTGATCACGATTCAGAACAACTTGCTTATGGATTAAACACTGATGGCACTCAAGTAATTGGTACTGCTCCAGGTGTAACAGGTGAGTTCACACAAGAGTTAGAATTGTTTTTCAATTTTCCTCAAGGTCTAGTTGGTTACGCAACAAATGGTGATGAACACGAAAGAACACTAGAGTTAAAAGTTGAAATTGCAGAAGTAGGGTCAAACGATTGGAAAGCATACTCAGATCCTTCAGTTGTTTACGGTGGTATTGGCGATCAAGAAATTCCAAGATTCGTTTATAATGAAGCTGATTATGTTAGATTTAGCTCTACAAATATAGGTAACAATGGTTGGTACATGGCCAACTGGCAAGCATGGCAGCACTACGCAACTATTTATGGTGGTTTGTCAACTGGATACTATCACTCAATAGGATGGTTAGATAATAGGCAGCATACTGTAACTTTCACGCAACCACTTTCTATTGGTACTGCCCTTACCGTTAATGGCAGATATTGTGGAACGGTCTTATCTCAGGTTACTGCAAACATTGCTAATACATATAGGTACAAATTATCAGCATCAGGTAGTAGGCATCATTTATTCTATGAAGTAACCAATAATGATTCGGGTTCTGGTGATGCTGTATTAGGTGACAAGTTTTATACGACTTATAAGGGTGAAGGAAAATATAGGGGCAATCCTCAATTTCCAACGACCTTTGCCACGAGTAAAGACATATTAAAAATTTCTGCTAAAACATCTAGCGCATATAGCTCATCTCTAATAATTAAACCGATTAGCAATAACCAAATGAAGTTTCGAGTAACTAGGGTTAGGTCATATGGGTACGCTGCCTTTCGTGCAGTTGATGATTGTACGTGGACTAACATCTCTTCAAGGTTAGACAGAAATCCGATTAACACAAAAAATAGACATACTTATTTAGAAATTAAAATAAAAGCAACAGATCAGCTTAATGGAACAATCCAAAACTTAAATGCAGTTGCTACATCTGTTTTAGATACATGGGATGGATCGCAGTGGGTAAAAGCTCCTACTGAAAATCCTGCTTGGATCTGGACAGATATATTAACTGGTTCTGCAAATAAAAATGCTCTTGATAAATCTAAGTTAGATATAGATTCAATATACGAGTGGGCACAATATTGTGATGAGGTTCCTACTTCATACAATCCTCTTGATCCATATATCCAAGAAAGATTTAAAACTTCTTTCATATTGGATTATCAATCTACTGTTAGGCAGATTTTAGATAATGTTTCTTCTGTAGCAAATGCCACACTAAATTTATTAAATGGAACATACGGTGTTCTGATAGATAGAGATAAAACAATCCCTGCTCAGTTAATCACAAATAGAAACTCATGGGGATTCAAGTCAATGAGGACTTACACTGACATGCCTGATGCAGTTAGTATTAAGTACATTGAACCTACAATGTCGTGGGCCGTAAATACTGTACTCGTTTACAATGATGGATATGATTTAGAAACGGCAGTAAAAATTGAAGAGTTCGATGCCTTTGGTTGTATTAATTATGAACAAGCGTTTCGTTATGGTCGCTTTTTATTAGCTCAAGCAAAACTCAGGCAAGAGTCAGTATCATTATCAATGGACTTTGAAAATATGGTTTGCACAAGAGGCGACTTAGTTTATTTTCAACAAGACATTATGAGAATGGGTGGTCAACCAGTAAGAGTAACGGCAGTAAGTGGAAACACGATTACAATTAACGATAGCTTTACAACTGAAATGGGTGTCAATTACGGCTATACATTAAGAAAGTCAAATGGTGACATCGTTACTGATACCATGACTATTCTTGATTCTGATAATGCAGATGTTGATGGTGATGTTCCTGAAGTTGGTGATCTTTTAGTATGGGGAGAAGTCGATAAGATAACTACAAAATGGTTAGTGAAATCAATAATTCCTTCTGATGATCTTTCAGCTTCTTTATCTTTAGTTGAATACAATGAGGCAATATACACATCTGAATCTGATGAGTTCTTGGCCGACTACGAGTTGGAATTAACAAAGCCAATTGAATCTGCTGATGATGCTCCAAGCTACGTTACCGATCTAACAATTACAGATAACGATTACGATTGTGATGGTAATACATATGTTTATTTCATCGACCTAGAATGGGAAGCTCCTGTTGATGTCTATGACCTTTTTGAGCTTTATGTAAATACTGGAAGTGGTTATGATCTTTATACGACTACGGCCAACACTAATATCAGATATACGGTTGATCCAACTCTTGTTAGCTCGGAACATTTCTTTAAGGTTTTAGCTGTTAGTGCAACTGGATCAAGATTAACTCTTGGTGGTGCATTAGAAGTTTCTGCTGTTCCTGTTGGAAAAACATTGCCGCCTTCTGATGTTGATGCGATTTATTTAAACGTAACCAATTCTACTGTCCAGGTTAATTGGGATCTAGTAGATGATTGTGATATTAATGATTACTTAGTTAGATTCTCACCATTAACTTCTGATGTTAGGTGGGATAAATCATCTCCATTATTTCAAGTTGACGCTAAAACATCTTCAGGTTTTGCTCAGGCCAGAACTGGAACATATTTAATTAAAGCGAGAGATTGGAATGGTAATGAGTCAAACTCTGCCGTTAGTGCAATCACATCTATTCCTGAATTAACTGGATTAAATGTAATAGAAGAAGTTGATGATTTTCCTGATCTACTTGGTACTTTTGACAAGATCGAAACGCTAGGCGACACGCTGCTTCTCAGTGTTGATCCTGCTACAACTGGTTATTACTCAGAAGGTTTCTATTATTTCAAAGAAATTTTAGATTTAGGTGAAATATACACTACTCGTTTGCAAGCTTATATTGTCGCTGGTGCTTTTTCTACTTCTGACATCATGGCAAATTGGCCGACACTGACATCAATTACTTCTTTATCTTCTTCTACAGGTGCAGATTACCAAGTTGACCTTGAATACAGGGCAAGAGATACGTTTAACTCGATTGCTGAATGGTCGTCTTTGTCATCGGTTCCTTCAATGAGTGATGGTGAAGTTGGTGACTGGACATCATGGACTAGATTTACGATTGGTGATTTTACAGGTCGAATTTTTCAATTTAGAATTAGATTAAGGTCTTATAACGTAAACATTTCACCACAGGTTATTGAGGCAAAAGTAATTGCAGATATGACAGATAGAACAGTGAGATTCGATAATCTAATTTGCCCGATCAATGGTTTAAGAGTTGATTATGATCCAGCATTTGCAGGGCCTACAAACCCTAATATTCAGATTACTCAAGATGCTGCTCAAGATGGTGACTATTACACGATAACAAATAGAAGCGTAACTGGTTTTGATATAGAATTTTTTAATGGTGGAAGTAGCGTACAGAGACAATTCGATTCAGCAACACTTGGTTATGGTCGAAAAGCAATTGCAACTATATAATTAATACAGGAGACACATATGGCAGGTTCAATACCAAATACTATTAACCCAGCAACAACTTCAGGTACGGACCTCGCTCTAATCTTAGATGATTTTGTATTAGCGTTTGCATCTGGAAATGCAGGAACTTCAAGGCCAGCGAATCTATTAACTGGTGGAACGTGGGTAGACGATTCAGACTTAGTTGCAAATGATATCTTGAAACTGATGATGTATAACGGAACAACTGATGATGAGTTGCTTACAATTAATGTTGCGACAAGTGCAGTATCTTTATCTGCATTAGGTGATGAAGTAACAATTTTAAAAGATTCTGATGATGCAATAGGTGCAGTGTTAGCTCTTGCGAAAAAAAGAACTACAGGATCACCAGCTACTCAGTCAGGCGATAACATCGGAACAATTGAGTTCAATGGTTATGATTCAACAGGTACAGATTTCATTGTTTCAAAAATAGAATCTGATGCTACAGAAGAGATTACTTCAATTGCTCAAGGGAACGATTTAAAATTCTCTACAACTCAAACAGGAACATCTGCGTTAGTCGAAAGATTAAGAATCCTAAACAATGGTAACATTGGTATTGGTGAAATTGCTCCTGAAGAGTTATTGCACATAAAGAAAACTGCTGGTGATGCATCATTGAAAATAGAAAGAGTATCAGATGATGCCCTATCTTCAGAAATTAAATTAAAGAAGGAAAGAGTATCTGGTGGTGGAGAAGTTCAATCAGGTGACTCACTTGGATTGCAAACTTTTTATGGTGTAGATGGTTCTGGTGTTGAATATGAAATGGCACAAATAGAATCTTTTGCAACTGAAACAGTATCAAGTGGAAACTTAGGATCTAAATTAGTTTTCAGAACTAAAGACACTGGAACTTCTGCTTTTGTTGATAAGCTAACGATTGATGATGATGGCCTAACTATTGATGGCCAAGTTCAATCTGATTATTCTGAAACAGTAGCAATGGCCCACGGTGGAATACTCCATGACTTATTCAGTGTTGACTCAACAAAGTACGGAGCTTTTGAAGCAACAGTAATGGCATATGGTCATTCTACAGATACAAGATCACAGTCTTTTACAATCAAAGGTATCTATAATGATACAAATTGGATGTATGATTATTCTGCTGATGGACTTCAGGGAAATGATGATTTATTCACTCTTGATTTTACAGATGCATCAACTTTGCTTGTTAAGTATATGAATGAACTAGATCAAGGTAACTTTACCACTGGTACAGTTTTTATTAAGATTAAAAGATTTAACCAATAAAGGAGAAAATAAATGAAAAAGCTTTTTGCTATTTTAATTCTTGTTCCTATACTTGCTTTTTCGGCAGGGGGATTTAAGAATTTCACACAAGACATACTGAGATTCGGTAGCTCCGTTTCAGGAGTTAGGTCTTTAGTTTTTGATGCAAAGGAAGATGGGAACTCTGCAAAGATTACTGTTGATCCTACTACTGAAGAGTTCACTTTTAATAATAAAGTAAACTTTTCTGAAATTGATATCACATCAACAACTGCTGGATCTAAACCTTACCCTTCAATGACTGAAGCTCAAAGAGATGCAATCGCTTCTCCTGTTGCTGGTCAAATGATTTACAATAGCGATAAGGATCAAATTAATCTTTACGATGGTACTAAATGGAACCTCGTTGCAGGCGGCGGTGGTGGAACAGTTAACTTTCTTGAATCGGCAAATGCAGATGATGCTGATCTAGCTGATTGGAAAACAGGTAACGGTATTATTGGTGACGGTGCTGATACAGATACACTTGAAATTGTAACTGAAGCATCTAAGCTAATCTCAGGTGATTCTGTTTTTAAATATCCTGATACTGCTGTTGCAGATAATTTTGTTTCAACACCATTGATCACAATACCAAACGGTTATTTAGAAACAAAGATTTCTTATTCAGTTAGATATTATTATGATGGTGCTAATGATGATCTACAGTTTCAAGTTAAATGTGATGCTACTGATGAAATTTTATCTTATGCAAATGTAGAAGCTCATGATGAAACTGGATCTGCTGAACTTGTTGGTAGCTATGATCAAGGAACTTGTACTCAAGTAGTTGCAGGATTCAAGGTAATAACTCCAAACTCAGGAAAGCTTTTATATTTTGATGAAATGATTGTAGGCCCTTATGTTCCTGTCGTTGCTAATGTTTCAGAAACTAAATCTCTTGAGATGACAGGTGTTGTCGGGCTTTCTTCAAACTACATAATATTTAGAAACACGTTAGAAGATGACTCTAACTGCGTTAGACATGACACAACGGTTACTTACTCTAGGTTTATCTTTACGAAGAAATGTCGTTTTGTCGCTACGGCAAATATATATAACGGCAGTACAGGGAATAACCGCTTTGATCTTAGAGATGCGGGAGATACCGTTATTAAGCAAGCTTACAGCAATACAGGAGAGGCCCTTAGAGGTGGTATATCTTTAAACGGTGTAGCTAATGTTGGTGATTATTTAGTTGTAAATACCGCAGGTGCAACACCTAATGATGATACTACTACAAATATATCTATTAACACTTTTGATTACTCAGAACATGTTGTCGTTAGTGATAGCTTACAGGCAACAGACTCAATGATTAGGTTCCACACTGGTAACGGATATGGTTCTACAAATACAAAAATAAGAAGATACTCTAATTACGCATGTGACAATAATGGCTTCTCTGCTGTAGGTGCAACACAAACATGTGGCGCTATAACTTGTACCGAATCTGCTGCTAATGGGGTGGAGTGTACGGTTAATGAAGATGGTGGCTATGACTTGACAGCGGTAGAGGTGCAATCAGGTTCAGATGTTGTATTTGGTTTCTCAGTTAACTCTAACCAACTGACTACTGATATATCTGCCATCTCAGTAGAAGATGCTTTGACTTATCACTACTTTAGAGATGTTGGTGGTACATACCACAGTGTCTCAGGTATGTTCATACTGAAAGCTGGAGATGTTATTAGGATGCACTCAAACTCTGCATCTACAAATGCAGATAGCCGGTCTAGGTTTACTATATCTAAAGCAGCCGCTATTACTAAGGCAGATGTGATAGGTTTAATACAACCTAGAAAGACTTGTTGGATTAAGGATGTTAAATCGGCAGGTACGAGTGGGGGTACTGCCACTGCAGGGTCGTGGGTAACTAAAGAATTAAATACCTTATCAGGCGACTGTTCTTTTCTAAATCTTTCTTCTAATCAGGTAACTCTTAATGAGATCGGTGATTATGAGATAGAAGCCGAATCCCCTGCTTATAGGGTAGATGAACATCAAGCCAAGCTAAGAAATATGACTGATGGGTTGGATGCTATTATAGGCACTTCCGCTGTAGCAGGGTCGGGAGACTTTACACTTAGTTTTTCCAAAGTATATGGACTGGTAACTCTGACAGCTAGTAAGGTGTTTGAAATTCAGCATCAGGTGGGTACTACCTCTGCGACTAACGGGTGGGGTAATAGAAGTAATTTTGGTGTTGATGAAGTTTACACTACAGTCAAAATCGTAAAGGTTAAGTAATGGACGACATAACTAAGTTATTATTAGATGAAGTAAAAGAAATGAGAGAAGATGTCGCCACAATCAAAACTGATGTGGCGACTATTAAGGTCGAGTATAAGCTTAAGTTTGGAATGATAGCTTTCGTTTTTGGTATCTTGGGTGGTATTATTAAGCCTATTATCTTCTCAATATTGGGTGGAAAACATTAAGCAAAGGAACGTATTATGGAAGAAGTAAAAGCAAAAGAAGAGTTAACAATTAAAGAATTAAAAGAAGTTTTTAAGGCATGTGAAGTTTTAGCTGAAGCTGCTGGAAAAGTAATGAAAGATGGTAAGGTTGATATGGCAGATTTAGCTGTACTACCAGAACTTGCTTTAGAATTTCCAGTGTTCAAAGATGCTGTATCTGATGCAGATAAAATTCTTGCTGAATTAAAAGATTTAAAAGAAGATGAAGTTTTAGAAATTATTATGTGTGCTTATAAAGTAGCAGCTGCTTTTAACGGAGCAAAATAATGACACTTGCACTCTTGGTTTCTTTCTTTAAAGCATTACCAGAAATGGTTACGGCCATGAGAGAACTTAAGGGTGCAATTCATCACCTTCAAGATGCTCGACTAGATAAAATTGAGCAGAGGGTAAACACAATCATTACAAAGGTAAAAAATGAAACGGATCGAAAAGAATTACTTAAGCTTGTTGCTGATCTTAATCGCTCTAGTAGG